GCTTGCGTCTTAGGTTCACCACCTGAAGATGCTTGCTTATTGGCTTGTGCAGTCTTTAACTTACGCACTGTAGCTTCTACAGCCGCGTTTGTTCCTTTTGTCTTTAATTGGTCCTTGTATCCGGTAGGATCTGCAAGTAACCATAATGCTTCTGATACCAGTGTGTAATTTGGCTCTACAAACTGATACTTTTCTAATAGATGACCTAATAGATTTGTGTTCTGTCCTGAGATAGACGGATAAGAAGGATTAACTAGTCCGTCATATAACATAGACTGTGTCTTCTTATTGACTTTCATATCTCCGAGTGTACCTTCTTTTAGTGTGTGGTAAACATTAGACATATAATTTTCTGAGGCTTTTTGCTGCTGCTGTCTTTTCATCTCCTGTTCTTGGAGCTTGCGAGCTACAACTGCTTCAGACATCTTATCTAACTTTGGCTTAAACTTGTTAGCTTGCTTTTCCAGCTTACCTAAGTCTTTCCAAATCTCAATCTCTTCTTCAATATCTTCAATTGTACCATAACCTGTTGATGATAAGTATTCTCTAACTACCTGCGACTGTCCTTCAACAGTACTAGTGTCAGTACTACGTGTTTCTTCAACTTGTGCTAATGTAGAAAACAGACCTTTAAGATCCTGTCCTCCATCAGCTACATACTTAGCAGCAACCTGTAATTCTTGAGGTAAACTATCAAAGAATTGCTTAGGAGTTTCACGTCTAACTTTATTAGCCCTTTCATCCATGTTGGCCTGAATAAGCTCTTTCCAGTCTTTAGCAGAATAATCGTCTAGTTCTTTATCATCATCGAAAGGAACTATTTCTCCTTTATCAATCATTTGAGTAAAGACATCTGACATACCTTCAATACGACGTCTGCCTTTAGCAGTTGACTTGCCCTCTTCTTCTTCGGCTAACTCTAATCCTTCATTAAGGATTTCATCAACCTCATCAGCTGTGACTGAAGGTTCTTTAAGTTTAGTTTCCTGCTGTACTGAATTATCTGTACTTTCTTCAGGTGTCGAGCTGTTGTCCTCATTTTCTACTTCTTCTTCTGATACTTCCTCTGATACTTCTTTGTCAAGAAATGATAGATCTACATCCTTTCCTCTAGAAAAGACATTTGGTTTTTTAACTTCTTCTTCAGGTAGTGTAATAGAGCTAGCCCCGGGAGCTCCTGAAAAGATCTCATCGAGGTTAATTTCTACTTTTTCTACACTAGTTGTTTCCATGTTTGCTTCGTTAGCCATTTTGTTTTGGTTTTAATTAATGGTTGTTACATATACAATATACTTTAACATCTAGAGTAAACCTTAGACATTTGAGGTATTGTTATAATTTTTTCACAGTATATAGCTAAGACTTCTTCTTCTTCTTTTCTTTCGTGTCTTTAACGTCATATTTGTTTTTATTTTCACGAGCTATCTGCAGATTCTTGTTAGCAATGTCACGCTGTGTAGCTAACTTTTCTTTCTCAAGTGAAAGCTTCGTTTTACTGTCCGCATTATTAACTGTTGCCTGTTCTCGCTTGAAGTTCATCTGCTCTCTATATTGATCCCTCTGACGGATGTCTTTCATAGCATCCTGAAAATCACTTTCTTTATTTTCATTTATGTCAACCTGCGCTCCGTAACCTGCAGACCTGATCTCAGCAACTGTAATGTCTTTTTGTCTTTCAGCTTCCTGCTGTGACATTTCAAACTGACGTTGAGCTTCCTTTTCTGCTTTCTGTGCCTCAAGCTGCTGCTGTTGCATTTCCTGCTGTTGCTGCATCTCTTGTTGCTTTTGTGCAGTCTGCTTAGTTTCAGCATCTTTAAGTATATCAGACACCTCAGCAATAGAATCAGATTTAAGTACATTACCTAGATCATATATAGAAGCTCCTGTAGTATTATTTTGTAAAGCCATCTGCTTTAACTGCTCTAATGTAGCTCTGTGATTTGTTTTAGTTGTAGCAAACACATTAAAATCTCGTAGGAGAAGTTCCTTACCATTAATAGTAAAGTTAACTTTCTCTGCTTCAGTAGTCATATACGTAAGACGCACTGAAGGATTTGTACTATGGTAATGCTGAGCAAGGTCCGTTCTCATTTGGTGCACTCTAGGCATTAAGTGATCTGCGTGTTGTGTAAAGTACATCTCCGTCTGAGCGTAAGACTGATTCATAGCTTGTGTTACACCTGTTGCAGTCTGTTGCGCTATAGGCGCTCCTAGTCTTTGAGGATTAACTCCTATAGCATCAAATGCTTGTTGCTTAAAGTGATTAGCCAATTGAACCCTAGACATTAACCTATTTGTCTGCTCTAAGTTAAGAGTTTGGTAGTGGTTGAAGTTTACAGCATTTTCTGTATTAGTGATAGATGTGTCTAATGGCATCATACCAAAGTCCTTCATTGCTACGTAAGCCTTCTCTAAATTATTCTTTCCCCAGTCTTCTCCCATGGAGTGTCTAGGTAAAGCGTTTTGGTCAAACATAATTACAGTACCTAACTCGTCTACAAGTATGTCAGCAATTTGATTGTTAACCATATTATAACCTACTTGATAAGGTTTCATTAAGTCAACTAAAGATGTAGATCGTGTGTTACGGTCAGAAAATACGCGACCCTCTACAGGTAGCTTACATCCATATAAAGAGTCAGTCCCTTTAAACTGATATTGTACTCGTCCTGGCTTATTTCTATTTATCCCTATATAGATAGGATTAACCTCATGGTCTTCAGTTCTCCACGCAGCAGGAGCATTAGGTCCAATTTTAACCCCACCCCACACGTCATTTATCCACAACCAATCTATATGCTCTCCCTCAATAAGATTATCCTTTGTTTTTTGCTTAAACAAGTGAGTGTTGTAAATAGGCTTTTCTGTAACCTTATACGTATCATCAACTATTGCTTGAATAATTTCACCCTCTGGTGTTATTCTAATAAGATGACCCACCATGCGCTGCGTCTTCCAGTAAGTTGTTGTCACACGCATCATGTCAGAATCTCCCCAATCAGAGATGTCACCACCTTCACTAAGTAGCCACTGCACCACGTCACCTTCCATGCTAGGATTATGTCCGTGGTTTGACATGAGACGTCTATAATCTAATCCAGGAGCTTCTGTATTCCATTTATGTGATTTAGACGCATCATAATAAGATCCGTCATTCTGCATACCATTGAGCAGGTATTTAGAGTTTGTTGCAGGATGCAGGTTTTGCATGCTTCTTAACTGGGGCTCATCCATCAAGTAACCATACTTATCTATTACATCAGCTACGGTCATCATATCACATTTCCCTACAAAGTTAGAATCTGAAATGTATCTTGAATCTGGTGATTTTTGATAGAAGGTTAATACAGGATTCCATAACTCAACGTCATAGTCATCCTCATTCATTTTAAAGTGCCAGAATTCTCTGTCACATATAAGCATATCTTTAAACGCCCTTTCCTCTAACTCAGCCATTTTAAAACGCTCCTCATCCACATTTAATTGATGTGATGCCCATTCTTCAACTAGGCTTCTATAGTCTTTAGAGAAGAAGTCCTCTATTTCAGGAAGGGTTTTTAATTTCTCGGGCGATATCTCTTGTTTAAACTCTTCTGATTCAGGGTCAGCTCCCTGTTTAACCATCTCCATGGTTAATTTAGCACGTGCATCATTCAACAAGTTCTCTTCAATAAGAGCTCTCTTTGATTCTAACATCTCATTATATGATGAGTCATCAACAGCCCTAAATTGTACTTTATTATATCTTTTAGAGAACTCTCCAACTAAAACATTTATCACATTGGGTATAATAGGATAGAATTTTAACTCTAATGCCGTCTCATCCTCCTTTGTTAACACGTCCATAAAATCAGCGTATTCATTATCCTCTTCTATGATGTAGTCTGTTTTATCTATAATACCTTTTGCAAGTTTATAGTTCTTAAGTAAACGTCGCCCGTTTTTCTTAAGTTGATCCATTCCTCTTAATTCAAGCCAATCTAAATTCCAGGCAGCCCAATCGTCATCCTTTTTCTTTGAAGAGATGAATTGTAAGGGCTGCGTTAAAGATGCATTGACAGGAGACTTGTCAACTTTAGCCCCCTTCTTGAGATCCATTGCGTTATATACCTTCATGTTAGTCTGATGTTCCGTAGTCTAAATAACTATATGATATATCGGTTATGTCAGGGTCCGAGCACGTCATTACATAATCTATCATTATCCTATATTTTTAAATGGGTTCCTTTTATTACGGCCAGTATGCTTAGATTTACCCTTACCAATATTCCTAAAAGGACTCGTATTTAATTTACGCCTTTTTTGGGGTTTATCCAAGACTTCCAATGATTTATCCCTTTCCCTCCTCTTAACGTATCCCCTGTTCGCATGTTGCATATTAGCAAACGCTACTAATGCTGCAAACGCCACTAACCTATCTACGTTAAGTCCTGGGAAGTATTGTAACATTTCAGTGACTAACATAGGGTCAGGTATTCTTTCTACACCATACGTTTTTTTATAGACTACACCATCTTCACCTGTCTCCTCATGTGTTACTTCTCTGATAAACTCGATAGCATAAGAAATTAGATGACTTTTAAATAGCGTGCCTGTATTCTTCCATCCATATTCCTGGAATACACTTCTATTTGACCCTAGCTCTTTTAGGAATACTATCTGACTTTTGGGCACTAAATACTTTTGTTTTCTTTCTCCTATCATATACTGTATAAACAAAGAGATGTTGTTCTCAACAATAGTCCAGGCGTTATACCACTCTATAATAAGTTTTAATTGCTCATGCGTTTTATTAATGTCATCATATCTACCACACCAAGAAGCTACAATTTTGTCACCCTCTATAAAAGTTTCTAAACCTGAAGGTGTTTCTTTAGTTACCTCTACAGGGTTTTTATAGACAAAGATGCTACACAGA